TACCAGGATATACGACTTTCAAATTTAGTTTATCGGAACCTTTTCTCGAAGCACAATTGAAAGTCCTATCCTCATCAAACCAAAAATCGAAATTATCTTCTTCCAAACAAGTTAAATTAATCAAAGCGTCCTTGATATTTTGAAGTTGATAGTTTCTTTGACGAGTATTACTTTGAGACAATGAGGCCGTATCCACCCCAAGAGAAACATTCAAATTACACAGCGAATTTTCAACTTCATCTTTTGGATAAACATAACAATCATCTATATACAACGCAGTGCTAGTATCTTGTTCAATATAAAAATACCCTTTATCAAAAGTAACCGAAAAATCTAATTCCTGGTGTTGCCAACTTCCATTTCCCTGAACACTAGTGATTGTAACTTGGTTATCACTCGTGGTGATTAACTCTCTTTCCCTAAAATAAATAGTCTTTCCAGAAACACCTTTCACCCAAACATCAAAATGAACCCTATCACCAGATGAGGCATTCATTTGAGTTCCAGCACCAACCCAACCAGCAGAAGAAGCAGCAATTGCCACTGCCCCATCCCCACTATGAACATTGGCCGAGGCGGTCGTCCTAGCCATAACCCCCACCGGACATAGCCAGTAAGAAACATCAATATCTGCCGTTGGGTTCTTCACCAAATTCTCTGCTTTTTGAGCGCCCTCCACTAGTTTTCTAGCAATTTCTGCATAAGTATAGCCACTCCAAGATTCAGTAATATATTGGTCTTTGAACAAATTCAAAAATCCCGTACATTTAACTTGGATACTAACAGGAGCATCATTATTGATTTGGAAGTTAGTTTCTACAACCTGAGCGCCAATAATATATTCACCATTTCTACGAATACGAATATCGTGGACGTACGGAGTAAGAACATCAGCAGGAGAAACCCCCATCGCTTCACACTTCTTCTCAAATTGAACTAAATCAATAGAAAAAGTAACAGTTTCGACATCATCCAAAATCCACTCAATATCCAAATCAGAGTTCACAATAGAGGAAATATCAGCGACATACTGCCCCGTTTTCCAATCCCAGATTTCAATATCGTAAGATACAACCTCTAACTCCCTAGATTTATCCATTAGATACCTCTATACCCAAATTTATACTTTATACTACCAGACGAAATATCGTTAGAGCTACTAGTTTCTAGAACTACCTTATTATTACCAGGAATAAGAGCCCACCAAGTAGAATCGACATCTTTCCATGAAGCAATAGACAGACCATTTTTTGTGATAATCCGTTGTTTCATATCAATTATCGTTATATCACTGTTAGCCACAGTTTCACCAGCAGGAGTATTTAATAAAATAAACTCACCAGTCGTTAGATTCCTAATTTTAGCGTCATGAACTATACCTTTTAGCGTAATTATAGGGTAAGCATCAACATCGCCACTATTAACTACCGTAGTAGTCTGGCCAGACGACCATGTAACCGGAACTTCATACGGAATCGTAAAACCGCCACCCTGCTCTTTATAAAAGACAACCTCTACCCACGATGAATCGGTTGTCAAACCATCACCACCATCATAGATAATCGGGTCTGGGCACAAAATAGAAATCTGGAACTCTCCACTTCGAGGATTTGCGACATCTGATTTAATATCAGAAATATAACCTTCTACAAAATAGTTTCTACCAGAAAAAGTCTTGATAAATACAGGATACAGATACCTAATATGCAATTTAGCCATCAAATCAGACCGAAGTTGGTCAGCCTCTTCGCAAGTATCTCCAATATAAAAACCTTGAAGAATAATTGTCCTAAAACCATACAACTGTGAAGAAATATATCCACCATCTACCCCAGCATAAAGCCCATCACCAGTTCTAATATCTGGTGCCGTCAAACCAGAAAGTGGTGCACTTAAATGATACTTTGAATTACCCCCTAATACTATATCGTCGCCAATTCTAAAAATCATCTTTAAGCCCTATTATACATTAGTTAAACCTTTGAAATTTCCCAAGCCAAATCGGTGTTAAGTTTTTGCATTGAGTAGTTTGTGTAATTATTATTTGTTTGGTTAATCTGAACAGGACGCTTATCTCCATAATTTGTGCCATCCATATCCATCATCGGCAAAGAAGAACCACTAACCGAAGCACTCAAATCCGTGCTAAATGGTACATCTTCCATAGTGAGCGCATCAATCACTTGGTCGGCAAGACTTTTTGCCTCACCTACTACCAAATCTTCCGTTGAAGCAATACCTTCTGCCAGACCTAATCCAGCCCAAGCACCACTTTCAAATGTCGTTTTCCACGGAGAACCTTCTTTCCCTCTATCTTTCAATCCCTTCAAGAATCTGTCTGCAATATCCCTACCTACTTTATAAACAGCAGAAAGCTTACCATTAGACCCGTCAATAAAGCCTTGAACGGCATTTTCACCACTTGTCTTAAATGACACACTTTCAAAACCATTTTTCAAATTCTTAGCCAATGCTTCGCCCTGATAGAACTCATCTCTCATCTTGGCTTCGATAGTATCCCAAATAGCACCTTGAACTCTAGCGGCGGCTTCATTCAAAAGCCCTCGTTGGCTATCCATACCTGAGATAAAGTGTGAAACAATATCTCTACCCAGAGTATCCATATCTACAAGTCTGTCTCGAAGAGTCTTTTCGACACCATCTAACAAAATAGACATAGTATTCAAGAGGGCGGAAATTATACCAGTTTTATCTTCACCTTTAGATTTTTCTAGTGTCTTTTCTAGCTCAATTAATTTCTTCGCAATCTCTGTAGCATTTTCGACAGTATTTCTCTTTTTATCAATATCGCCAATATCTTTAATATCACGAATCTTATTAATTACTTCTGTGACAGCGTGAATCTTTTCCTTAGCACCATCAACCCAAACACCAGGCATACCATTGATTGCTTCACCAATTTGAGACAATTTTTTAAGAATCTCTACTACTTCATTGACTTTATCAACAGTAATTGGGTTACCCGTGAAGAAGTTATTAATGGCTCCAAATATACCACCATCACCCTTCATATCGATTACTAATTGAACTACTTTACCTAATTCATTTACAGCATTCTGAACAGCGCCAAAATCAGCCTTGATATTTTGAATCTTATTCAAACTATCACCCATATCAGAATAGACGCCCAAAATCTTAGCAGCATTTTCTGTTGCACCTGCTTGAAGCATCATCTTTATAGCATCGCCAAGCGCTTCCCAAATATCTTTACCATTACTCAAAGTTGGGTTTGCAACCGTCTCACAAATTTCACCGAGGAGTTTAACTTTAGCAATAATTGCTTCTTTATCAATCTCAATGTTCTGAATTTTATCGAGATTGTCGGCCATATCGGCATATGTTTGGACAATAATCCCAATGGCAATCGTTTTTGCCATTTCCATGAACATACTAACGACAGATTTCAACTGGTCTAGAATGGAACCTTGCCCACTTCCACCAATAATATTGATTACATCTTTAATAAGATTGACCTTAGCAATAACTTTCTCTGGGTTAATCTTAATTTTCTGCAAAAGTTCAAGTTCCTTGGCGATGCCGGCATACATAGCGACAATTACGGCTAACTCAATCGTCTTAATCATCTCCAAGAACATTTTTGCAATTTCGGCGATGTTCTCTAAAATTCCTCCATCTGGTCCAATTTTCTCGAGAATATATTTAATAAGATTAACTTTTTCAATAATCTTCCCAGCATCCAAATCGATACTTTGAAGAACTTTCAACTCAACCGCAATTAAAGCATATGCACCAGCCATTGCTAACATAGCAACAAGACCGGCACCCATAACAATAGCCGCCACACCAGTAGCCATGATTGCCCCAATTACCCCTGCTAAGACACCCATTGCTACTACAGCAAGAGCAATAGCACCAATCTTTTGGGCAAGAGCACCGAAATCAGATTTGATAGAAGCATCCACAACACCAAGAGCTAAGCCTAGAACGGCGACAGTGGCGGCAATCCCCACTATGACTAATAATCCTTTAGCCATAGTTTTCCAATCAACTTTAGCAATAGCGTTAGCGATTAGACCCATAGCCGCAGTAACAGCCACAATTAATACTAATTCAAGAGCCAATCTACCCAAATCCACATTTTCAAGAGCCTTATTTACTACCCATAAAGCCCCAGCCATAGCCGCAATAGCCACAGCAATAGCCACAATAGCAACTGCACCTTTTATAATCAAACCTTCAACTTGTGAAACCTTGCTCATACCAGGGCTCATACTAGTAGTACTAGAACTAATCTGATTTACGGAAGTAGCGGTTTTACTGCTTTCTTGAGCGGCTTTTGCTAATTCACCAGCCCCACCGGTTTTACCTATACCCGATTTAAGAAGTTGGTTAGCAATAGTATCCTGCACTCCTTTATGGAGAACTTTATCCTTAAAGAATGAAATCAATTTTGGAGCAATCCACTTCAAAGCAATACCACCGACTAACCCGATACCAATAGATTTCATCATATTAATACCAAAATCTTCGGCAAACTTATTTAAGCTATTTTGGGCCTCATTGAGAGTATTTTTAAGAGGGTCAGCAATATCATCGGGAGTTATACCACCAGTACTACCAGAACCAGAGCCACCAAGTTCCTTCGCCGCCTTTGCCATATACGTTCCCATTTGGGCAAAC